CCTCTGGTACAGTGATCCTTGTCAATCGTGACCTTAAAACTCAGATTGACATACGCGCAGTGTCCCAGAAGATCAACACCTATTTCACTCCTCCCGGTGACAACAGTATGGATGTGTTTGGAAAGGCTGTTACCAAGTTCCAGAATATCCCTATATACGTCGCTGAGAAGATCAGCTCACTTGAAACCATCGTAACATAGGAGATGACATGCCAGTAACCGACGCACTTGCTTATCTTCATGGTACTGGGTCATCTGCTTCTGGCCCGGAAACCTCGACTGCCAACACTCTAACTGGTGTATCCCAGTCAGGTACAACCCTGACTTATACGCTTGCAACTGGTCAGGTGATAGCTGGTCAAACCTACGTTCTAGCGGGGGGTGGCTACACCTACCAGAACGTGACCATCGCTGCTATCCTGACTGGTGGTGGTGGAAGTGGTACGGCCACTGTCAATGTATCGCAGACCGTTACCACCACTACTGCAACGGGCTACCCGCCCCTCATTGGTGATCTGCTGTGTGCTGCTGGTAGCCAATACAGCAACCTTGAACTGGACTTTGGTGCTCCGGCATCTGGGCTGTACTACCCCGGCTTGCCTCAGTTCCCATCGCTCACTGAGAAAACTTATACCTTCCCGCCTGAAGTTGTTGGCGATGGGGGAGTCGGTATGGGAGTTCACATCATTGTGACCTCTCCGTTTAACACTCTCACTAGCCTTCTCTTCAACGTAGTCACTTCGGCAACGACAGCGGCTACTACACCAATCATTGCAGCACGCTCACTGACCTTGGCACAACTTGAAGTAACTGGCGCTCACTACTACATCCCAGTTCCACTTGGAGCTGTGCTGGAGTTCTTGCGCTGGGATGCTGTGCTAACTGGTAGTGATCCCACTCTAGGTACCATCATCTCTTGGTTTGGCCCCAAGACTGGTGGAGAACAATAACAGTGCTAGTACAGGCCAAATGTACATACTACATTCCGGGTGGTGGGGGTTACGGCCCCTACCAGCCCGGAGTAGTTTACTCTATTGACCACGATGGGCCTCTTGCTAAGCTGAAGATATATGCAGCTTATGTGTTTGAATTTGACCGTACCATGCAAGGAACTGGTCTTGAGCCAGCGGTAGGGGGGTATAAGTGTAAGCTGTGTAATAAGTTCTTTGATAAGTTAGAGCAGCTTGGCAATCATCATTACTCGGCTCATCCTAAGCAATACATATCTAGTGAGATTGACGAGGCTGAGCCAATCATAGTAGAGCGTAGAGGTAGGAAGTCAGGACAGGAATACAGATGCAGTAGATGTGGTAAAGAGTTACCACACTTGTATGCCATGAGGCTCCACAAGAACGAGTGTCAAGCTGTGGAGGTTGCAAGTTGAACTACAGTCAAAGCATGATAGCAAACTTGGCACTTGGTCGTATAGGTGCTCGTGGCTCCATTGGTGATGTTAATGAGAATAATCCCAATGCCAAGAAAATACTTATGGTATGGGATGCTATATTTCAGGAGGTATTGAGTGAGCGTGACTGGAAATTTGCAAAGACTCGGCAACAGCTACAACTGAGTCCTGTTACCCCACTCTACACTTGGAAGTTTGCATGGGCCTTACCTGCTGATTTCCTACGCTTTGTACGTCCTCGGCTTCGCCAAACTGACCATAATTGGTTTTGGGGATGGGGTTGGGAAGGTACAGGTTGGTATCACCGTCAAGACCCTCCATTCTGGCCTCACGGTCACGCTTACAAAGTTGAGACATTAACTGCTGGGTGGTATGTCAATCCACCAAACCCACCCGTACCTTGGGGTAGTCAGACAACTCCCGCTACCCCGTTTCCAACTGGACGTTACGTGCTAACCAATTATGGTGGTGGGTGCTTAAACAATGGTGCCCCACAGATACCAGCAGCAATAACATACATCCAACTCATCTCTGACTATACGCAGCTAATGCCGGGGTTTGTGAACTGTTTAGCTAATCGTCTAGCGGCTGAGGTTGCTATCAGTATCACTGAGGATAAGAGCAAGTTTGAGGGCATGATGCAGATGTATCGTGACTCTCTCAATAGTGCTGAAGCTCAGAATGAGACAATGGATTACCAGAAGGATGAAGCTGGCTCAGACTCGTGGGTACGTGCTGGTAGGTATGCAGATAACTGGGGTGGAGGCTATGGCTACTGATGCCTAAAATCTACCCACATATTAATACCTTCAATGCAGGAGAGGTAAGTCCTCTAATAGACTTCAGAGAGGACATTAATAAGTACCGCTCTGCCTGTAAGGTATTAGAGAATGCCTTTCCACTCGTAGAAGGTGGCGCTCAGAAGATGCCGGGTACTTACTTTGCTGGGAGTACATACTTTAACCAACCAGCTAGACTTGTACCATTTCAATTCTCTACCACTCAAGGAGCTATACTTGAGATTACTGCGTCAGTTCTACACGGTGGAACTATTCGCATCTGGGAGCCTACAGCACCCGGAGCTTGGACTCTGGGCCTAGTAGAGAGTGGTGGTAATCCGATTGAGCTTACAGTCCCTTATGATGCTGCGGATATATTCGAGTTAGACTGTGGTACGCAGAGTGCAGATACACTATGGATATTTCACCCAGACTTTCCGCCAGCTTGTGTAGAACGCCTTGGGCCATCTAGTTGGCAATACACTCTAGCTCCTCCGGGAGGCCCACCTGTAGTACCCGGTGATCCAGCTTATCGAGGTACGCCTGACGTAATCACTACTGGATTTGCAGCTATTGGTGTACCAATACTTCAGATGACTCAAGCATTTCCTTTAGTCATGGTTACTGATAATCCAGGCTTTAACTATGGTGATAGAGATTATATCAATGAATGTGCTGGGATGGTTGAGCTTAACGAGGGTGAGTTCTTTGCAGTGCCCATACTTACTAATAACGATCAAGCTGTATTTATAGGAGGTATTGGTGGTGGTGGTAGTAACCCCGGCCTAGTTCTTGATGTTGTTAGTGTATCTTCTGGCACTATTGAAATTGGTATGCTTCTCACAGGGGCAAATGTTTCTCCTAACACCATTATTACAGGATTCCTTAATGGAACTGGAGGTACAGGAACGTACAGTGTTAATATCTCACAGTTAGTAGTTAATACTACTACCATAACCAGTACTGGGGGTTATGCTTATAACCTAGTACCCTGTCAGTACGGCTCACTCTTTACTGGGTCAGCGAGCGGGACAGTTCTAACAGTTACCGCTGTCACTAGTGGTTATATCTATAACGATCAAGGTCTATATTGGCCGGGTGTAACAGCGGGGACATACATCACATCTCAGGCTAGTGGGACTCCAGGAGGGGTTGGTACATACAACCTTAGTGAGTCAAATAGTGCTGGTAGTCAACGCATGTCTACTATCCCTGTTGTTAGTCAAGCCTACTTACCCTACGAAGGTGGAGGATTTGCAGTTAAGGTTATTCCACTATTCAACTCTACTGGTAACTACCCTGCATGTGGTACGCTCTACCAGAATAGGTTATGTGTAGCTGGCACTGACAATAACCCTGACCAGTTCAATGGTAGTGTTATTGGAGACTTTCCAAACTTCATCTGTGACCCTAATGAGGATGATTATGCACTCCAATTCACCCTAACCAGCCCACAAGTTGACCAGATTCTTAACGCCATTGGAACACCTAACGCACTCTTACTAGGCACTGCTGGTGGTGTGTGGGCTATTACTGGGGCAGCATCTACTGGAACAGCACTAAGCCAAAGTAGTATCAGCACTGACAAGCAGACTACGCTTGGCGTATCCCCACTCCAGCCACAACTTGTAGGTAGCTCAGCTATATTTGTTACTCGCTCAGCTAGACAAGTATCCTTCCTTGTCTATGACTTTGTTAGCAATCAATGGAACAGTAATGATCTGACCCGGCTCAATCGCCAGATCACCATTGGCCCTACGCAAGCTCAAAGTGGCATCATTCAGACAGCGTTTCAGTCAGAGCCATACCCAATATTCTGGGCAGTGCGTGCTGATGGTCAACTGCTAGGCTTAGTGTTTAACCAGCAGGATCAAGTGTATGCTTGGTTCCGTGTCAATATGCTACCTGGGGGTGGCCTGATAAACTCAGTAGCAGTCATCAGTGGTCAAGGTGTAGAGGATATGGTTGTAGTTACTGTACAAAGAGTTATCAATGGAGCTACTGTACAGTATGTAGAATACTTCTATCCTCAAGAGCTATTCAACCAGCTTAGTAACGCATTCTTCGTACACTGTGGGCTACAGCTAAACCTTGGCCCACCCATTACTATCACTGGTATAAGTAACTCTAATCCATGCACCGTCACTGCTCCAGGTCAACCGTTTCTCAATGGTAGCTTCGTTCAGATTGCTAACGTAATTGGTACTCCACCTAGCCCAGCCTACCCCGAAGGTAATGGTATGTGGCAGGTTAATCAGGATAAGACTCAAGCCTATATAGTAGCTAACTCAGATAGCCATGCTGGTACATTCCAGTTACTCGGAGTGGACTCAAGTGCTTGGGGGCCATACATAGGTGGTGGTACAGCACTACCAGTTACTAACGTAGTTACTGGTATGGACTACCTGCTAGGCCAGAAGGTTGTAGCTGTGGGTGACTGCCAGTTGATAGTACCACCTCCGGGGCAAGTAGTCACTGGCGATTCATTTACATTCCAATACTACTGTGCTCAGATTACTATTGGATTGCCATATAAGGTAACAGTACAGCCAATGAATCCAGTTACCGCTGGTACTACATCTACCACCCGTGGAATGAAGCAGAAGCTGTCGCGTGTGACCATCTCGCTCTATCAGTCCCTTGGGGGTAAGTATGGAACTGATCTGAACCACATGGATGATATTCACTACGGCCCCGGTACGCATGGGGAGCAACCATAATGTCGATTGCATGGGTACAAGGCGACAGTGTATATAGCGTTACGCCCCCTCCCACACCTACGATCACTATAACTCCGAATGCTGGAGATTGCCTTATACTTTCGATTGGTATGCATGTCACTGGCAACCCGATTTTTTGGGGTTGTACTGTTGGTGTTCCTGGAGGAACCCCCGCACCCGTTTCAGACACAAATGGAAATGTTTGGGAACTTGTATGCCAGTCGCCCCCACAATATCAATACTCGACGGGTGCAGATAGCAGTCAGATATGGACGTTCATTGCTAAGAATGTCGCTGGCGGGGCCACTACGATTACCTTATACGCTAACTCGCCGTGGAATTTTATAACCATAGATGAATATTCCAGCTCAGCGCCAATTCAGATAGATGCAATCAGTTTCAATTCAACGCCTTACTATTCCGGCCTATCTTCGGTGGATAGCCTTAGCATCCCCATCCACGGAACTGAGATGGTGTACTCAGCTGCCTTTGCAGATATTGCTGGGGAAACACTTACACCCTCCTCTGGCTTTAACACGCGGCAGTCTCAGACTGGTGGTAGCTACGGTACTATAACCACATTTGACAAGTTATTCACTGGAGGAACAGCAGACAATACGGTGACTGCAAGCTCGCTTCCGGGAAGCCTTCATGTGGTCATTCTGGCGCTCTCGGAAACGCTAGTTACAACAAGTAAGATTCTTCAAATTGGTTACGGCTTTAACTTTACACCCTCCCCGGTTGGTACTGTAGCTGCCATTTACCCGCGCCCAAATACTCTTGGGCGGTTATTAATTCTCATTGCTAGGGTTAGCGGTACGGGCTGGTCTGCCAGTGACAGTGCGGGAAATACTTGGGCACTTCCCGTACAAGCACCCTCTCCTTCTGAACTTGTGA